TCTTGCAGGTACTCTGGCTGTAGCTAATGGGGGAACTGCTTCAACGACAGCAGCCGGGGCAAGGTCTGCACTGAGCGCAGCGGTATTAGGTGCTAACGGGGACATTACCTCCCTGACAGGTCTAACTACTCCCCTCTCCGTTGCTCAAGGTGGGACAGGTGCGGCAACGCATACGGCAAACAATGTTCTTATCGGGAACGGCACCAGCGCCATTACTTCGGTAGCTCCGGGTACTAGCGGGAATGTCCTATCTTCAAACGGGACTTCATGGAGTTCTGCGGCTGTTGTATCTTCTGTTGTTGCTGGGAATGGCATCTCTGTTTCTGGGGCCACGGGTGCGGTAACAATCTCTCAAAATATTTATACTGGTACAGACTCTAGTATCACCAACTATCCAATTGGCACAACAGTAGTCATGCAAGGGAATACGTCATATAGCAACAATGCTGTGGTTGTACTAAAAATATATAACGATGGGAGCGGAAATTGGGTTTTCTACTACTTGGGCGGCACAACCGTTTCTGGTACTTGGAACAGCCGTGGCTCTATGTTTGGCGGCAGTGGTGCTTGGTACAATGTTTTGCAGAGGACGGCATAAATGAATGCAACTAATCTTAGGGTTCTTGGCAAGTACTGGGACGGTGCATATAACTGTCTTATTGATATTGAGGGTAGTGACCGCTCATACTGTGCAAGGCGTAGCGACAACGCACCCTTGAACTTGTGGATCATTGCAGAAATAGACGCGTGGGAGGGGGCTGGTAACATAGCTCCAGACTGGGTTGAGCCAGAGCCTACAGAGCCAGTAATACCACCGCATATGTAAGGATGGATATGGATTCTCAGTCGCTAATAAATATTGGTATTGCACTTGCTGGATTCTTTGGCGGTTGGGTTCTTACTCAGATCACTAAGTCTCTTGATAGGTTGGATGAAGACGTAAAGAAACTGCCGGAGAAATACGTTAGACGAGATGACTATCTGCGCGATATTGCCGACATAAAAACAATGCTCAAGGGCATCTACGACAAATTAGACAATAAGGCTGACAAATGAAAAAGCTGCTGGCACTCACCCTGTTTTGTTCTAACGTCTTTGCCGCCCCCATCATGATCTGCAACGGGGAATATGCACTGTGCGCGGCGTCTGGTTCTACGCCTACGGGTAAAGTGATTCTGGTGAAGGGGAAGGCGTTTCAAGAGGGCATGGCAGTCTGCCCAGTGTTGACAGGCAGAAGCGTAGCCAATCCTGCGCTGATGAATAACTCTTGTGACGCTCCTCCGGGCAAGGTCTGGTCATTGTTCAGCACCGTCAGCGAAGCACCACAAGCCCCAAGCTGGGCGGTTGCCCCACTGGTACAACGCACCTTCATACTTGGTAAAGATTCTGGGATGTCTAATCAATGGTCTTTCATGTGCGACAAACAGGCAAAACTTGTGAACGGCGTACAGCTTGCGTCTTGCTACGGCCCGATCAACGAGTCACCTTGGACGAATGGTCATATCAAACCGGGTGCAAAAATTATCACCGACGCCCCAGCCGGGGTGTTGAATCCTGTAGGCGGAAACTTCTAGGAGATTGATATGGGTTGGCTTAGAAAAAGGTTTGGCGAAGCATCAACGATGGCAGGGTTGGGTGTCATTGCAATGGTTGCAATCCCAATGGTCCCGGTGCAATACCAACTTCTTGCTCAAGGAATTGCTGCGGCTCTAGGTTTGGGCGGGGCCGTTAAAGCTGATCCCGGCAACAAGTGAACCTAAGTGAACACTTCACCCTTGCGGAGCTGACCGTCACAGATCACCGGCTGTTGGACAACACCCCAAATGCTGGTGAGACAGAGAATCTGCGACGGTTAGCTACGTTCCTTGAACTGGTCAAAGACAGGCTGGGAGGGCGTCCGATCATGGTCAATTCTGCCTTTCGCAGTAAAGCCGTAAACGATGCCATAGGGTCGAAAGATACGAGCCAACATAGGATTGGCTGCGCTGCTGATATACGAGTACCGGGGATGACCCCTGACATGGTTGTTAGGGCTGTAACTGCGTCAGGGTTAGCTTATGATCAGGTTATTCGGGAGTTTTCAGATCCTGTAAAAGGAGGAGGCTGGACGCACATCAGCATTCCTAGTTTTCCCAGTCTGCCGCCGCGTAAAATGGCGTTGATTATTGACAAAGCCGGAACCAGAACCTTTGCGTAGGTAGCCATGCCATTACAAAAACTCCAATACAGACCGGGTGTAAACAGAGAAGGAACCAACTACTCCAACGAGGGTGGGTTCTATGAGTGCAACAAGATACGCTTTCGTTCTGGGTACCCAGAGAAACTGGGCGGCTGGCAAAGCATTTCTAACCCAAACACCTACACCTACAAAGGTGTTGCCAGAACCCTATGGAACTGGGTTGCATTGGATGGAAGTAATTTAGATGGCGTTGGAACCAACCAGAAGCTCTACGTTGAGAACGGCGGTGCCTACTACGACGTAACCCCACAAGCAAACTCAAGCACCATCAACAGCAACCCATTTGCTATGGTTTCTGGCAGCAAACTGGTCACGGTTACAGACACAGCGCATGGAGCTACTGCGGGTACTTATGTAACTTTTTCAGGGGCAACTGCCGCTGGCGGCATAACAATTGTTGGTGCCTACGAAGTAATTACATCTATTGACGCCAATACCTACACCATCATCAACGCTACCGCAGCAAGCTCAACGACATCGGGTGGGGGTGGTTCGGTTGTTGCAGCCTATGATATCAGTGCTGGCGGTGCTGTTTACACGCAAGGGGTTGGCTGGGGTGCTGGGACTTGGAGCCGTGGGACTTGGGGTTCGGCATCAGATGTTGGGGTAGGGATACAACTTCGCCTGTGGTCGCTGGATAATTTTGGGCAGGACATGCTTGCAGCTCCGCGCAACGGGGTGATTTATTACTGGACGAAAGACACTACGTCATATGCAAAATGCGTAACCCTGAAGAGCCTAGCATCATCCGCTGGGTATTCATCCGGTACCTTTGTTCCAACCCAAACCCTCCAAGTCTTCGTATCCCCCCTTCAACGGTTTGTTATTGCGATGGGGTCTAACCCCTATGATCCCGGTGAGGCTGGCTCCCCTACTACTTTTGACCCGATGCTGGTTCGTTGGTCAGATCAGGAAAACCCCTACGATTGGGTGCCTAGTGCCGCCAACCAAGCCGGTGAACTGCGGCTATCAAACGGCTCAGCCATTGTCACTGCGTTGCATGGGCGGCAAGAAAACCTGATATTTACCGACACGGCGCTCTTTGTAATGCAGTACCTTGGACCACCTTATGTCTGGGGCTTCAACATGATTGAAGGCAACCTCTCCATCATCTCCCCCCATGCGGCTGTTACGGTAAACAACGTGACTTACTGGATGGGGATGGATAAGTTTTACGCCTACTCCGGTACCGTTGCCTCCAACCCTTGCACCCTGCGCCAGTTCATCTTTGGGAACCTCAACCAGTCTCAGGCGTATCAGGTTGTCTGTGGGTCAAATGAGGCGTTTAACGAGGTCTGGTGGCACTACCCTTCATACGGTAGCGCGGTGAACGACAGCTATGTCATCTACAACTATGTGGAAAAGCTCTGGTACTACGGCTCTATGAACCGGACAGCTTGGTTGGATAGCTCGTTACGTTCTTTCCCTATGGCAGCTTTCAGCACCCAGAGTAGCTATTTAAATGAGGTGCTTACTGCTTCGGATACGGCGGTCACTCTGATAGACACAACTACTTACCCGGCTTCGGGAAGCATTCAGATTGACTCAGAAGTCATTACCTATACTGGTAACTCTGGGGTTACTTTGACCGGCTGCACCCGTGGGGCGCTAGGGACAACCGCAGCTACCCATACCCAGTACACACCCGCCCCTAACTACGTCCCGAACCAGACGATATTCCATGAGAAGGGTGTGGATGACGCGGTACTGCCGGTTGCTCTCCCGATGGAGGCCTATATCACATCGTCCGACTTTGACATTGGGGATGGGGATCACTTTGCTTTTGTCTGGAGGATGCTGCCCGATGTGTCGTTTGCCGGGTCTACGGTGAATGATCCGCAGCTTTTCATGCAGCTCAAGCCACGCCAGAACTCCGGTGCTCCTTATAACACTACTACTATTGACACGGTAGTTAGCGCGGATAACTTTGATCCAAATACAGGGGCTAGGTACTACACGATTGAGTCATATACGGGGCAGGTTTACACACGGCTTCGTGGGCGGCAGATGGCGTTTAAAATTTCTTCGACCGGGCTTGGGGTTAATTGGCAACTTGGTGTACCACGAATAGATATCCGCCCTGATGGTCGCAGATAAATGGCTATCCCGGCAAACACGCTGCTCCCACCCAAGTCCCCTAACCTTATCGTTAGTCCGGAAGAGTATGACCGTCGGTATCAGGAGCAGTTTAATAACGCCCTGCGGATTTATTTCAACCAGCTAGACAATACGTTCCAGACCTTGTTGAGCAACGATCCGGGAGGGTCGTATATCCGGTTCCCGTTTGGGTCGTTTCAAGATACCACCGTCCAGACTGCCCCCGCCAACACAGCCCAAGTAATACGTTTTGATACCACCGATCTTAGCAACAAAGTGAGTCTTGGTTCCCACACGGCAGCATTTACGGCTTCTAGGGCATTAACTACTCTGACCGTGACAGCGGTTAGTTCAGGTGTGCTTTATCTGGGCATGACGGTTGCGGGTACCGGAATCACGTTGGGAACGACTATTACCGCTTTTGGAACGGGGACTGGGGGCGCTGGAACCTACACCGTCAGCACTTCCGGGACAATAGCATCTGAAGCAATGACGGGGACAATCCAATC